ATGCTGGAACAAATGGGCATTGCCGCGAAGCAAGCCTCGTATAAATTAGCGCAACTCTCCAGCCGCGAAAAAAATCGCGTGCTGGAAAAAATCGCCGATGAACTGGAAGCACAAAGCGAAATCATCCTCAACGCTAACGCCCAGGATGTTGCTGACGCGCGAGCCAATGGCCTTAGCGAAGCGATGCTTGACCGTCTGGCACTGACGCCCGCACGGCTGAAAGGCATTGCCGACGATGTACGTCAGGTGTGCAACCTCGCCGATCCGGTGGGGCAGGTAATCGATGGCGGCGTACTGGACAGCGGCCTGCGTCTTGAGCGTCGTCGCGTACCGCTGGGGGTTATTGGCGTGATTTATGAAGCGCGCCCGAACGTGACGGTTGATGTCGCTTCGCTGTGCCTGAAAACCGGTAATGCGGTGATCCTGCGCGGTGGCAAAGAAACGTGTCGCACTAACGCTGCAACGGTGGCGGTGATTCAGGACGCCCTGAAATCCTGCGGCTTACCGGCGGGTGCCGTGCAGGCGATTGATAATCCTGACCGTGCGCTGGTCAGTGAAATGCTGCGTATGGATAAATACATCGACATGCTGATCCCGCGTGGTGGCGCTGGTTTGCATAAACTGTGCCGTGAACAGTCGACAATCCCGGTGATCACAGGTGGTATAGGCGTATGCCATATTTACGTTGATGAAAGTGTAGAGATCGCTGAAGCATTAAAAGTGATCGTCAACGCGAAAACTCAGCGTCCGAGCACATGTAATACGGTTGAAACGTTGCTGGTGAATAAAAACATCGCCGATAGCTTCCTGCCCGCATTAAGCAAACAAATGGCGGAAAGCGGCGTGACATTACACGCAGATGCAGCTGCACTGGCGCAGTTGCAGGCAGGCCCTGCGAAGGTGGTTGCTGTTAAAGCCGAAGAGTATGACGATGAGTTTCTGTCATTAGATTTGAACGTCAAAATCGTCAGCGATCTTGACGATGCCATCGCCCATATTCGTGAACACGGCACACAACACTCCGATGCGATCCTGACCCGCGATATGCGCAACGCCCAGCGTTTTGTTAACGAAGTGGATTCGTCCGCTGTTTACGTTAACGCCTCTACGCGTTTTACCGACGGCGGCCAGTTTGGTCTGGGTGCGGAAGTGGCGGTAAGCACACAAAAACTCCACGCGCGTGGCCCAATGGGGCTGGAAGCACTGACCACTTACAAGTGGATCGGCATTGGTGATTACACCATTCGTGCGTAAATAAAACCGGGTGATGCAAAAGTAGCCATTTGATTCACAAGGCCATTGACGCATCGCCCGGTTAGTTTTAACCTTGTCCACCGTGATTCACGTTCGTGAACATGTCCTTTCAGGGCCGATATAGCTCAGTTGGTAGAGCAGCGCATTCGTAATGCGAAGGTCGTAGGTTCGACTCCTATTATCGGCACCATCTAAATCAATAAGTTACCTCGTATTTAAGTAAACTACGTTCTCCTCTTGTGCCGTATTTGTGCCATTGCGACTTATAATCGCATCGATTTTGCTCGCGTGCTCGGTGAGATGCCAAGCTGAAAGGTGGGCGTATCTTTGAACCATTTCGAGAGTTTCCCATCCTCCCATCTCTTTAAGTGCAAGAAGAGAGACACCGGACTGAACCAGCCAGCTTGCCCAGGTATGCCTCAGGTCATGGAAGCGGAAGTTGCTAATGCCTGCCCGCTTTAACGCTCCCTTCCATGCCTTGTTGCTGTCGGTTCTCATCTTCCTTACCGCTGCTGTTTTTGTTCCGTCGCTTCGGTAGGCAGGTTTGGTGTGGACAAATACCCATCTCTTATGGAGCCCCTGCTGTTTTCTTAATATCTGGCATGCGGTTTCGTTAAGAGGAACTCCGATCGCATTGCCAGCTTTTGTTTCATCAGGGTGCATCCATGCCATTTTCTTATCCAGATCGACCTGTGACCACTCAAGGTCTGTAACGTTGGAACGACGAAGGCCTGTCGTGATTGCAAACATGACCACAGGGAAGAAATGAGGAGCAATTTCTGCAAACAGGCGCTTCGATTCCTCCTCTGTAAGCCATCTGATTCGTCCATTCTTAACGCGTGGTGTTGATATTTTGGGCGCCCTGTCAAGCCATCCCCATTCAACAGCCATATTGAGAATAGCGCGAAGTATTGCCAGATGCCGCGTCTTCGTTCCTTTGCTTGCCAGCTTTGGTTTATACTCCGGCACTGGCTTGCCAAGCCGCAAACACCTATCCCGGCTCATCTCCCAGTTCAGGCGATGGCGGCGGTTTTCCATCCCGTCTACCGCCTCCATTATTTTTTCTGTTGTTATGTCAGAGAGAATGGTTTCTCTGAAGTGCAACATCCAGAACGATATAATGCTCTTGTCATCATCAATGGACTTCTTATCCGATTTCTCACGCAGCCACCGTATGCAGGCTTCCTTGAATAGCTTTTTCGGTGATTCCCCGAGATTTTTTACTCTCCACGCTTCTGCTTTCAGACGATCGTGAAGTTCTTGCGCTTGCCTCTTGTCCGATGTTTCAAGAGAGCGTCTAACTCTTGATCCATCTGGCGCGACGAAATCGCAGTGCCATGTGCCACCGCGCAGTTTGATTGACATGCTTTAACCTCCTGCACATCAACCGCATTCACCGCGCCATTGTGTCTCACAGACTTAAGCGCCGCAATGCAGTCTGACTTGCAAATGCGATATGGGCTTTTAGGTTTATCTGGATTTATCTTTGCGGCTTGAAGTCGTCCACTTCGTATCCACTGCGTGATAGTGCCTTTGTCTACCTTCAGATACGACGCAGCCTCTTCACGAGTGAAGATTTCTTCTTCCACTTGGAGTCTCCATTTATTGGATTGACATGATTACTGTAGGTCTGGATATCTTGAGAAATGAACAGGCCTCATCGAGTGTGAGGCTGTGGTTAGTCCTTGCGTAACTCGCTAATTCTTCTGTAAGTCTCTGGTGCTTTGTTTCCGTGTATCTTCATTTCAGACTTCAACAGAGCAACGAGGGAATCCCATTCGTTGAGGATGCCTTTGAATGTCGGAACGCGCTTTGCAACCTTGTCGAATGAATCTCTGATTTCTGGAATCTGCTCAACAAGTGCAACGCATCGTCGGAAATCGGCTGCGTCATGTGGAGCGCCGAAGTGATGACCATAGATATTCTTTTTCAGTCCACACGCGATTGAGGCAAGAGTTGCGCTACTGATGCCGACATCGCCAGTCGATTGCCATTTCAAAATCTTCATAGCCAAATCTGACATTTCTTGTCTCCAATAAAAAACCGCCATCAGGCGGCTTGGTGTTCTTTCAGTTCTTCAAATCGAATATTGGTTATGTCTGCATGTGCTATCTGCGCCCATATCATCCAGTGGTCATAGCAGTCATTGATGTTCTCCGCTTCGATAACTCTGTTGAATGGTTCTCCATTCCATTCACCTGTGACTCGGAAGTGCATTTTTCATCTCCATAAAACAAAACTCGCCGTAGCGAGTTCAGATAAAAGAAATCCCCGCGAGTGCGAGGATTGTTATTCACCTTTGACGGCAAGTTGCAGGTTAGCCATGGTTAACCTCCTGCGGAGTAGCCTTTACAAGCACTGGTGTAAATCCATCTTCATTAAGGTTATGAATATAGACTTCCGTTCTCCTGCGCTCTTCAGCGTTTAATATGGTTTCTGGATCATAAACCCATACTTTCATTCGACTATTCCATGAAGAAATCGCTTCAGATTTAGTTCGTTTTTCTGGTCCTTGGGCACCACATTTGCATGACACATAGCGCATTTTCCCTCTGATACTGAATGAGTATCCGATGTTAAGCACAGTGGAACCACAGAATGGGCAGCGATATAGATTCATAAATCATCCATCTTAGGCGCAGCTGAGACAGCAACATTCCAGAACTCAGAAAACATATTGTATGCACCAGATAGATTGGAAGTGGCATACCCTCCAAGCTCACTTCTAATCTGAACGGCTCTCATCATTTCCGGGGTTAACTCCTTCGTCACCATAACCCAACCATCCGGAGTTACCGGCACTTGCTGGGCGGTATAAAGCGGTGTTATATCTGCCCGAAAATTACATGCTTTATGCAGCCGCACCCACCGTTCGACTTCTGCTTTGTCAGAATACATACCAGTGAACGTGTTATATTCACGGTCAATTTGCGTGAATGTTACCTTCCACGCCACCGGCTCTGCTTCCAGCGATGCCAGTGCAATACGCAGGGCAGCCAGGATATTCCCCTGGTAATCATCAAGCCCGAAAGGAAGCTCATCACGAACGCTTTCATAATCGTTGATAGCCTGCTGCAGCCATTCTCTTGTGATAGTGCTCATGATGCCTCTCCTTTACATGCTTCGGTGACGTTTATTCCAGCGTTGTGCAGTGCCTCAAGAACCTGATGCTGCCTGTAAACCATTTCAGTGTGGTAAGGCTCGTCAAAATCGACGCGATGCAACATGCTATAGCATTGCGGAAGCACAACCTCCCGCAACTCCAGCTCAGCAATGCGCTTCTCTGCGGCTTCCAGCTTCTCGCGCATATCGTCAACGTACTCGACCAGAGATCCGCCAGCAGGAATTTCGCACTCCTCGACCAGTTGGAAGTAGATATCAGCTGCGGCCCGTGTGTTGCTATGCCTAGCGTCGCCCATCTCACCTTCACGAAGAGCATCGCGTTCGGCGGTAAGATTGGCTATTTTGCTGTCTTTGCCTTCCAGATCAACGCGCAGCTTCCCTACCGTTAGCGCAATTTCCTCGTTCTCCTGGTCGCGGGATTTGATGTATTGCTGGTTCCTTTCCCGTTCATCCAGTAGTGCCAGCACAACCTGAGGTGTGACCTTCATACGAAATGCCAGCAATTTTTGTGGTGTGGCTGCTATTTTTATTGCTTCTGCCGCATCACGCAGTGCCTGATAGTCAATTGTCATTCTCGCCATCCTTCACAGTTGTAATCACTACAGCCTTCAAAATCATATGGGCTGTACTGCCAGGAGATTTTTCCGCAATGCGGACAATTCCAACGCACCTTCCCGCTTCGCGACTTCTTTCTTCTGTTCTGCTCTTTCAACCAGTCAGGCATGACCAAACCTGCGCCCTGAACCATTGTTCTGCGGTTAAAGTTATTGATATTGAACGTCCTGCGCTTTGCTGCATCAGCAATGGAAAATGGCAACCAAACTATTCCTGGTTCGTTTTTGTTGGCGACGCTAAAGATGGTCGCTTTACTGAAGTCATCTGTTGGCAATCCACCGTGTTGAAGCCAGTAAACATCGTTGCCGTTCCAGCTACCTTTTTTGTAGGCCACATACGCAGTGCAATCTGACTCAATCAGGCTTTCTGTAGGGATGTACTGGCAATCAACGTGCCACACTGCCATTGCATCCACGCTAACAGGATCCGCGATCTGGACAACTATAACAAGGCGCTGTTTGACGCCCTGACCCACGCGGGGGTGTGGGAAGACGACAGTCAGGTGAAAAGAATGCTGGTGGAGTGGGGACCGGTTATCCCGGAAGGGAAGGTCGAGATCACTATCAGTAAGTACGAGAAAACGGCGGGTGCAGCCGCCTGATTAAGAGGAGAAACGAAGTATGAATAATCTGATGGTCATTGATGGTATTGAAGTTCGTCGTGATGCTTATGGTCGTTACAGCCTGAACGATCTGCACAGGGCTGCCGGTTCTCTGGATAAGCATAAGCCTGCATTCTGGCTCCGCAATGAGCAAACTGAACGTTTAATAAGCGAGTTGCAGATTTGCAACTCGGTCAATATAGAGCCAGTTAACGTTATTCGTGGCGGAAATAACCAGGGGACGTATGTCTGCAAAGAACTGGTGTATGCCTATGCAATGTGGATCAGCCCGTCATTCCATCTGAAGGTGATCCGTACTTTCGATATGGTAACCAGCGCACCGGAAAAATTATCCGGGCAGGCTGCTGACAAGATGCAGGCTGGTGTGATTCTGCTGGACTTTATGCGCAGGGAGTTAAACCTGTCTAACTCTTCAGTGCTTGGTGCCTGTCAGAAGCTTCAGGAGGCTGTTGGCTTACCGAATCTGGCACCGCGCTATGCCATTGATGCTCCTGCTGATGCACTCGATGGCTCAAGCCGCCCTACGCTATCATTGAGTGCACTGCTGAAGCAGTATGGTATCCGCCTTACGGCTAATCAGGCATATCACCAGATGGTGAAGCTGGGGATCGTCGAACAGCGCGAACGATACAGCCGTACCGCGATTAACAACATCAAAAAATTCTGGTCGCTGACAGCGAAAGGCTGCATGTTCGGCAAGAACATCACCAGTCCCGCAAATCCGCGCGAGACGCAGCCGCACTTTTTCGAATCCCGATTCCCTGAGCTGTTAAAGCTGCTCGATACCGTTCATTGAGGTGACCGTGAGAGCACTACTGACCCCTGAAATTGCCCCGCGTATGGGGATCGTATTGTTCAGACCAGGTTCAGAGCTGATGCCCCTGTTTATGCAGGGGCGTGTACTGCTGGAGCCTGAGCCGGAGCATTATTCATCTTTCGCCAGTGGTGCCGTTCCCGCGGCATCACAACCGCTGGCGGATGATCCTGTCGTTCGGGCCGTGTTCCGTAATGAGGCAGTGATTCGTCGTGCTGGTGGGGTGGAATGTCTTGAAAGCT